AGATAGCAGCCCTTCGCAATCGCATCAATGAGTTGGAGTCCGCCGCAGCCGGTAAAGGAGGTGCATCATGATCACCTTCACCAAAGAACAGCTTATCGCTTCTGCGCACGCGCGTATTGAGTTTGCAGAGATGATGCTGGCTGGAGAGTTAGAGCCCCTCAAAGAGCGCACATGGTCAATTGAACTGGAGCTGGCGCGTATCGCGCTGGCATCGCTCGAAGCGGAGCCTGTGGCGTACATGTACAAAGACAATCTTCACGCTGATGCTCGGTTCAGCCTACATACAAGATTTGGCAACTGGTCTCAGGAAGATATCAACGAGTACGAAATTACAGAGATTCCACTCTACACCGCCCCGCCAGCGCCGGTAGTTCCAGAAGAGGCCACGCCGGGAAGCATCGAAATTCTTGCCAGCATCCGTCCGCCCCACGGAGTGGCTTACCAGTGGGACGAAGAACAGAGACACGCCGCAGCTGATGCGTGGAATGCCTGCCGTGGTGCCATGATGCAGGATGCCGAGCCAAGCCA